GTTGTAACCACTTCAAACAAATTAACACACACCTGATGGGAGCCAATGGCTACAACATCGAATGGATTAAAACCTAATGACAACAGAAAACAAAACTATGGCAGAGACTTTAGACGAACTGATACAGACCGTAGAAAGTAGAACTGTGGCACAAACAACAAGCTACTTGGCTAATTATGTCAGCGACAGACTAGATGAGTTAAAGGCAACTAGAGACGCTGGTACAAGTGAGTTTGACTATTGTGAGCAGTTAGGAAGAATTAAAGAACTAGAATTACTTTTAAAAACAATTAAAGAACTAAAATGAACAAAGAAGAATTATTATCCGCATCAAAAACTGATTGGACAGTTGAAAAGAGAGCATTGTTTGGCCCTAACGGTGAACCAACAAATGGCTACGGAATTTTTAGAGCAGACAATGACCGTTGTTTAGGTCTAGTTGGAAGCAAGTACACCATTACACAGAACCACGAAGTTGTGGAAATGTTGATGGATGCGGCAGGGGCAGTAAATATCCCTGCTGTTCGTGGTGGTGCTTTAGGAATGGGTGAGCGTATCTATTATCAGTTTCAGTTACCTGAAGTAACTATCGGTGGATCTAAGAATCTCCGTTACTTGACAGGTTTGACTGCACATGACGGCTTGACTAAGATTGGCTTTGGTGCAACTAACGTAGTTGTGATTTGCCAGAACACTTTCTTCCAGGCATTCAAAGATTGTGAAGCAGTTAAACACACGCCTAACCACAAGGAAAGACTTGCAGGAATCATCAACTCACTACGTGCATCTATGTTTGCAGAAGAGCAAAACATCCAGCGTATGATTCAGATGAGCAATACAGTAGTACCTAGTAAGATTGATGATGATTTCTTGTTTGAGATTATCGGAGGTCACTTAGAGTCTACTCGTAGCACCAACCGTCTGAATGATTTGAAGGCAGCAATGTCTACAGAGTATGCAGCACATGGTGAGTCAGCTTACGGATTGTTTAATGCAGTTACACGTTTCACCAACCACATGACTCCTTACAAAGACATTGATACTAAACGTAAGGCATTGATGTTCGGTTCAGGTGCTCGTATTAACCAACGTGCATTTGATGTAATCGAGAACAAGTTTGTGAGAAGTAAACCAGTAGAAATTTACATCTAAAATTAACCAACAAATGGAAATAGAATAGCCTAAGATTAACTTAGGTTATTCTTTTCCTTTGTATATTGTATTATGCTAAGAAGAAAAGCCACACAGGAAAAGAAAACTCCAGTTAAGGGAGAACCTGTCAAAATAGAAAAGCCTGTTATTGACACGATCTGTGCAGAATGTGGCAAAAAACGTCCCTATAGTAACAAATCCAAGAAGTTATGTGCAGTTTGTGTGAAGAAATCACAAATCGCCAAAGCAAAGGAGAAGAAAGCTAAAGTACGTCAAAAGAAAGCTGAGTCCATTGGAGTGCTGACTAAGAAACTAGACAGAATCTTTAGTGTGTATGTTAGATTATCAGGTGTTAAGAAAGAGCATAGTGCACAATGTTTTACATGTGACAGAGTTTTACACTGGCGAGAGATACAATGTGGACATTTTCAGTCAAGAAGATTCTACTCAACTCGATTTCATGTACTAAATTGCAAGCCCCAATGTTATGCTTGTAACATCGGATTGAGTGGTAATCAATACATTTTTGGAGTAAACCTAGATAAACTACATGGTGAAGGTACGGCTGAGTCTATGGTACGTGCATCACGTGAGGTTAAGAAGTTTACTAGTGCAGAGATGATGGAGTTGATTACTGTCTATGAGGATTTAGTAGGCGAATTGAGGAAGAAACTAAACATTTGGGAGTAAGTAATGGGATTGTATTTTGTATCATCAGACACACAGCTTCAGAGAGAGATGCAGGAATCCTCTCGTGAAGAGATTAAAGCATGCACTAAAGAAACTTGTCTTAAGTATCTAACTACTCAAGACGTTCTTGGATTTGACATAGAGACTCTAGGGTTTGATCCCTACAGAGACCGTATCGTATGTATTCAGCTAGGTAATGCTCAAAATCAGTTTGTCATTGATACAAATACGATAGACATTCAAGCATTCAAATCGATTCTAGAAAACAAAGTACTTATTGGTCATAACTTAAAGTTTGACATTAGGTTCTTAATGCACAATAGAATCATTCCTACAAAGATATTCGATACGTTCATTGCAGAGAAGACACTTTACCTTGGTGTAACTCTACACAAATGCTCTTTGGCAGATTGCGTTGATAGGTATTGCGGTACTTATATGGACAAGACCCAACGACTTAACATTACAGGTAGATTTAGTCCTGAATTCATTAAGTACAGTGGTAAGGACGTAGAGTTTTTGCATGCTATCAAAGAGAAACAAGAAGAGTTAATTCGAGAAAAGAACTGTGAATTATCTATTGAACTAGACAATCGTTTTGTGATTGTGCTATCGTACATTGAGTACTGCGGTATGAAGCTAGACATAACCAAATGGCTAAACCGATTAGGAAAGATAAAGAACGAAGCAGAAGAATTAAAAACAAAATTAGATTCCTACTTAATAGAAAACAACTATGACAAGTTCATAGACAGACAAGGTGATTTGTTTAGTCCTGGACTACACACATCTATCAACTGGAACAGCGCAATCCAAGTCATTCAACTATTTGAAATGATGGGTGTAGATGTTGAGATAGTAGATAAGGGTGTAACCAAGAAAACAACAGAAGCAGGACACCTTGTAAAACAAGTAGACAAGTTTCCAATTCTAGAAACCTACATCCGATTTAAAGAATGCCAAAAGAATATCGGTACGTATGGTGACAACTGGTTAAGATTAATTAATCCTATAAGCGGTAGAGTACACACTAGTTATACGCAGTTGATGAGCACAGGACGCTTATCTAGTGGTGGACGAAACAAAGCTACGGGAGAGGCTTATCCTAACTTTCAGAATATTCCTAGTGACGAAGAAACTAGAGGATGTTTTGTAGCAGAAGAAGGAAATACACTTATAGGTTGCGATTACACAGGTCAAGAGCAAATTGTTCTAGTTAACAAATGTCTTGACGCTAACCTATTGGAGTTCTACAGGAAGGATCTTGGAGATATGCACTCATTTGTTGCATCCAAGATGTATCCAGAGTTAGACGGTATGCCGCTTGATGACATCAAGAAAAAGCATAAAGACAAACGTCAAACAGCTAAGATAGCAGGATTTGCTATTAACTATGGAGGCAGTGGAAAAGGTATTGCAGACCAACTAGGAATAAGTTTAGTCCAAGGTCAGCACATCTATGATTCCTACTTTAATGCCTTCCCTGGATTGAAATCATATTTCGATAAAGCCAAACAGTTTGGACTAAAGAATGGCTACGTGTTGATTTCAGAAGTAACAGGTAAAAAGTCCTACGTAGATAACTACGATTGGTACATGGAGAAGAAGAGTAAAATGACTAACGAGTTCTGGGAAAGTTACAAGAGACACAAAGAAAACAACACTCCCACTTTTAGAGAACTTAAGAAAGAAGTACAATCATTCTCTATAAAGAAAGGAGATATTGAACGTATGTCATTGAACTACCCAATCCAAGGTGAATCTTCAGAGATTACGAAGTTATCTTGTGTCTTGTTTTGGAATGAGTATCTAGTACCAAACAACTTATTGTTTACTGTGAAATTTGTAAACACAATCCACGACGAGAATTTAATCGAATGTCCGCTAGCATTAGCAGACGAATGTGCAAAAGCACTACAAGATGCAATGGAGAAAGCAGGCAGTAAGTTTTGTAAAACTATACCGCTAAAAGCTGACCCTTGTATCGCACCTTATTGGAAGAAATAACTAAACAAAAAAATTATGGGAGCACAATTAATTGAATTAAGATCAAGAGGAGCCTCGATGAGAGAGGCATACAAAAATGCAGTAGAAGAAGCAGTTTACGAATACGGTAATGATTCATACAACGGAACCATTAGCACAACTCAAGGTTTTATTGATATGACTAAAGAGTACTTATCCTCAGGCAAAAGTCTTGGGGATTTTGCGGAATGGCTGTATGACAATAACAAGATTAGTAAATGGGGCAATGCTGTAGGTATCTGTACAACAAAGCCATTAGTTAACAACAACAAGATTAAGACTCAGGTTGCAACTACACCGCAACGAGGCAATCGTGTTTGGAAGACAATCTATGAAGTACAGTTGTTTGATGGTGATGTAATCGGCAGTAGTGAGTTTCAGATAGATGCTATTAACATCGGTCGTAAGTATACAGAAGAGCACAAGACTAAGACCTATGTACACATTACTAAGAAGCTTACTAACAGTAGCACATTAGTGTCTGAAATTAGTTACAAGAAGTCAGACAAAGAAACTCCAGGTTCCTACTACTTTATTGCAATAGCAGCTAACTAATATGGAAACATTTAAGATTGAATTCGACGCCAAACATACTGTTTGGTATCGTACTACGGCAAACATTCAAGCAGAGAATTTAGATGATGCAAAAAGAATTGCTAAAGAACTCTACGAGAATAACGAGATTGATGAAGTAGAGGATGCTTATACAGAAATTATCTATGATACTGCTGAACTTATGTCTGCAGCAGACAACGGGGAAGAACCTACTGAAGAGTTGTTTGTAGATGGAGAGTTAGTTCTAACTAATCTATCTGAAGAAGATACAATCGACTACGACGATGACCCAGCATTTGACCATCTGCGAGACGAAGAAGCAAATTTTATTAACGAACAGAGAGAACAAGAAAATGAATAGACTAGAGTATGAAGTAGAGAGGCTAGAATTAGCTAACCTACTGTTAAAGGATAAGAAGATTGTAGAAATCCGCTACTCAACCGAAGAGGAGATAAAAGAGATGGGTTGGCGTGAAGCTTTCATTATATTTAGGACAGAAGATGGTGTAAGTTTTTACCCTAGCAGAGATCCTGAAGGTAATGAGGCAGGTGTTATCTTCTTACAAGAGCCAGTTTCTCTTAAAGGACCACTACTATTCCATGAATTCTAATGGCAAATCATTGTTACAATTACGGCTACTTTGTAGGTAGCCGTAAACAGATTCAGAGATTACTTGCACAAGCTCAAAAACTAGAAGAAACTAAGGAGATGAGATATCGTGATTCATCTCCTACTACTGCTGAAGTTGGCTTTTATGCAGGCAACTACTCTAAAGTTCTGATGAATAGACCTGACATGCAAGAAGATGGTACATATAAACCTGGCTTTGATGTCTACGAGAAGTATGGCTCTAAGTGGTTTGATGCTTACTTTGAGATACAAGAATATCACAATGAAGATGAAATAGGATTAACAATCTCAGGTGATAGTGCTTGGAGTCCAGCGCTTCCTTTGTTTGTAAAACTTTGTAAGAAGTACAAATTAACTTGTGAAGGTAACTACGATGAGCCAGGGATGGATTTTGCAGGTGAGTTCTCAATAGATACAGAAGGTAATTTAGACGAGATTCAATTGAGTTATCGTGAGTTTCAGCAAAAGAACAATCCAGAATGCTTTTGGGATGACCTCACAAATCAAATTGATGATGGTTATTTCCAAGACATTGAGAGTGTTTATGCTGAGTTTAACCCTGAGTATTGGAAGCTTACGCCAGAAGAGAAAGAAGAGTTAAAGAAGTGTTTTGATACGTGGCAGAGTGAGCAATCTAAGTGAAGAACAAAAACTAAAGGATATAAGAAGGGCCTATGTGTTAGCACGGGCCCTTAATATCCAGTATCAGTGGGTTAGAGAGTTTCTTAATCCAGAACTTAAGAGAGCAGCTAACAATGCAAAAGCTGCTAATGCATTTTTTATCAAGCAGATAGACGAAGCATTTAAGAAACGTTTAAGAGACGGCAATCTAATAGATACTGAGGAAGAGTTAGCGTTTAAACTTTTAGAAGAATTAGAAAAACTACAAGATGATAAATAAAATCTATATACCAGGTAAACTAGCCGTCAAAGTAGATGGCAATAGATACTTCAAACCAGATGATCCTGCTATATTACAACAGTACTTAACTGAAGTAATGAATGGAGACCCTGACGTAGAAGTAGAGTTAAATATAGTGCGTGTTGAAGGCAAGAAAAGCATACAACAACTGCGCTACTTCTATGGAGTAATACTTCCTGTTATCAAGAACTCATTGGAAGAACTCCAAGGAGAAGAGTTAACTAAGGAAGAAGTAATCATGTTTCTCAAGAGCAAATACTTTTATGAAGAAGTTGCTATGGGAGGCGAGTTTGTAAAACTACCTATGTCATTCTCCAAAGCAACTAAAGAAGAAGTAACCAAATTCATTACTAAGGTACTTCAGTTTGCTAATGATGTACTAGGTGCACATATACCAGAGCCAAACTAGATATGGAAAACAAGACAATTATAAAAGAAGTTAATGAAGAAGCCGATGAGTTTATGAAAGCTTTGTCTGACAGAGACAAACAAGAACAAGCACTTCGCTACAACCAAGGTAAACTTCAGTGGTCATTAGTGGACTTTGACTCACTAGAAGGACTAGTTAGAGTTCTTGAGTACGGTGCCCAGAAATACAGTAAAGATAACTGGAAGAAAGGCATGCCTGTAACTCAAGTTACTGAGTCTTTGATGCGCCACTTGTTTGCATTTTTGCGAGGTGAAGACGTAGACCCTGAATCAGGATGTCGTCACATCAGCCATGTAATGTGTAACACAATGTTCTTAGAATACATTTTAAGAGAAAAGCCACACTATGACAATCGGACAACTACAACTGAGCTTTAATAGCTTCTGGAAACGAACAGAGGGACATCGAGATACACCCTTTGTTTTTTTCTATCTCCTTCCAATGTTCACTATTTCCAAAACAGTTAGTCAAGAATACTTCAGTGTATACTTGGGTTGGTTCTTTTGGAATTTAAAAATTACTTACCTACGATATGATACTAAACGAAGAATACCTAAGTAGTACCGCCCTTAGCCAGAGCAAGTTGAAGAAGTTGTTAGTTCATCCGCAACTCTTCATTAACTACAACAACGAGGATGACACAGACGAACCTAAAGAAACTACAGTTATCGGAGATGCTGTAGATTTAATTCTAACTCAAAGTAGTGAAGCTTTCTACGATTCATTCTATACTACGGACGTAGAGAAGCCAGGTGCTATGATGGGTGTGTTTGTATGGACACTGTTTATTAACAGAGAAAGCAGTGATGCAGAGCAGATTGCTTACGAAAGGTCAGGGTTTAAGATTAAACTAGAGAAAGTACGTGAGCGCTACGAGAAAGAAGGCAAGTATTACTATGAGGCTCTACTTGAGTCCAACGGCAAGAGTGTAATTACAAGTAGCCAAAAGGCCAAAATAGATGCTATTGTAGAAAGCCTTAAGTACAATGACTTTACCCAAGAATGGATTAACGGGTCAGAAAGATACGAAGTCCATAAACAAGTAGTAGTAGAGTTCAATTACGGGAAACACAAATGTAAAGGCCTACTTGACTTAGTAGTCTTGGATAAGGAAACAGGAGTAGTATACCCAATAGACTTAAAGACAACCTCTAGTCCTACACACTTTTGGATGAGTATGTTTTGGAAGTTTAGATATGATATTCAAGCTGCTTTCTATACCTATGGGGTTATTGCTTCAGGTCTAGTAGAGAAGCTAGGTGGCAAATCTTTACATCCGTTTAGATTTATAGTAGAGAATCAGGACTATCCTGGTAGTCCATTAATCTATGAGATGTCCGAAGAAATTCTAAAGATTGGTCAATTTGGTGGAGAACACAATGGTCGTCAGTATGAAGGATTTGACCAAGCTGTTGCACGCTACGAGTGGCACGTGGAGAATGATTTGTGGAACTACCCTATGCACGATTATCAGAACAAGGGTATACGTATTATTGGTCAATAGTTATTTAGTATATGACTTCCGTTAATTTTGTGTTAGTGAATACGCCTACTAACACAGCAAGATTTCTTACACCTATGATTTTCAATAAGGATGCACTGGCTGTTCTACGTACCTGTGGACTAGTCAATGTATACTTAGATGATTATGGCTACCGAAAAAAGTACAAAGGCTGTTTGTTCTTTTTATTTAACCTAAGAGATAACAAGGAGTTTGCAGAGTTTCAAAATAAAATCATCGACTTTACAAGTTTCTATGATTACTATGATGTGCCTAACAATGAAAACATGATGAGGATGTTTGTGTTTAAGGTGCATGATGTCTACTTAAGAGATTTGTTTAGCTTCCAGCATGAGCGTTTTGATGAGTTCTCCTCTAGTTACTTAGACATACTAGACCATCTATCAGACTTTACTCAAGTTAAGATTGACTTAAGTAAAGAAATCTACAGGTTTTATCCTACTCTAGAAACAATAAAGGAGGACTTATAGTCCTCCTCTATTGCAATGTAACAATGGAAAATCGGGAAATCTAGACAAACTTACAGAATTTCTTCTGAAGTTGATGGATTCATTGGAATAATTTTAGGCTCTAAATCAGTAAGACTAAGATCTTCTTGAGGAATAACAGTTTCCATAGGACTAGAACTCAATTTTCCTTCTTCTGACAAACGAGCCATGATGTCATTCTTGGCTGCATTAGCAGTAGAAAACAATTCCATAAGTGTAGTTAAAGGTACTTGAGTGATTGCAACTGTTTGTAAATCTACAAGATGCAACAATGCAGCAAGTTCAGTTCCTTTGATTGTGATTTGTTCATCAGGTTTCCAATAAACTGTACTTTCCTGTGCTTCTGGTTGGTTTGTTTCGGTAGTCATAAAATTAATTTTCTATATTCAAAAATAGGATATTTCCTATAACTTTGCAAATTAACAAACCGACCTGTAATGACTCGCCCACTTCACCATTCGGAGAAAAAACACAACCTTTACTTAGATTTAGCACGCAGAATTGCAGAAGAATCTTACTGTAAGAGACTGCAGGTAGGAGCCTTAATCGTTAAAGATGGGAACATAATCTCTTTCGGTTATAACGGTACTCCTAGTGGTCTTCCTAACGTATGTGAAGAAAATGACGTTACTCTGCCTTATGTATTGCACGCAGAGTCTAATGCTATTAGTAAGGCTTGTAAGTCTCCTATCAGTACAGAAGGAGCTACAATGTATATGACACACTCTTGTTGTACTGAGTGTGCTAAACTAATTGTTCAAAGTGGTATCAAGAAAGTATACTACATACATGAATACCGTGATTTAACAGGCATTAACCTATTGAGAACCTGTGACGTAGAAGTAAGTAAAACAAACAACCTAAAACCAATATGAGTATTAAACTGAGAGGATCAAGGCTATTGCTTAATTGCCCTCCTCGTAAAGACCTAGGACTTCACTTGAGTGAAGAAGCCCAAAAAGAACTTTTAATTAAACAACTAGAAGAAATGACATCTTTGGATGTATATGCTGTTGGTGAAGCTGTCAAAGACATTGAAGTAGGAGATAAGGTTTATATCTCTCCCAATACAATTATGCATGCTGATCTTATTGACATTGATGGCGATCAGAAGTTTTTAATCCGTGAGATGGATGTTGTATTAATCTGGTAAGTTAATAACTTTAGAAATGAAACTATTTTATTATACCGACATTGAAATTAAGTCAAATGAAGACGGAAGAAACATCATTCGTAAGAACGGATATTCATTCGACTTAGAATCAGTAGTAATGACGTACCCAGAAAAAGACGGATTAGCAGTTATCTTGAATAGAAATGCGGATAAGTTAAATCCAATCGACTATCAGTATAAAATTAATCCTACTACTAAACAAAAAGAGCCAGTAAAAATCACTAAATTTGAGACAACAAGCGAGCCAATCGTAGTAGTACTCAAAGACCCAAGAGAGATTGAGGCTTTCTTGCACCTAACAGGAGGACCAGAGGGTCTGTCTGTTATCTCCGAATAAGGGAAATCTGTAAACATTTCCATAGTTTTAGTTAAGTAGAGGGGGATTAATATCCCCCTTTATTTTTTTCTGTATTACCTTATATTTGTATATTACTATATAGTAGACATGTTATGCCTAATAATCCTCTGACTCCTCAGGAGCTGTTAACATTTATACAAGCATCTGCACAACAAGGTCAGAGTACTCCGCAGTTTCCAGCTAAGTATGTGTTTGCTACAGATCCTGTAAATCCAGGAAGTCTTGGTTTAAGATTATTTGATGCGGCTTACATCTCTACTGGTATCATTGACCCCAATAGATTAGGAACAGGAGCTACAGGAGCAGGTAATTTATATTTAGCTGATGACGGAACCTGGAAGGTAATCAGTGCAGGCGGTGGAGGAGACATGCTTAAGGCCACTTACGATGTAGACAATGACGGAGTAGTGGATAGTGCAGAAAGAACTGAGATTATAGTAAGAAACTCTACTGGTTCTACTCTAACTAAAGGTACAATTGTTTACTTAAGTGGAGCAACAGGAAACAGACCCAATGCTGTAAGAGCCCAAGCACATACTGAGGCTACTTCTTCAAGGACCATAGGCATAGTTGAAGCAAATATTGCGAATAACTCTGACGGATACGTAGCAACAAACGGAACTCTTCACGACTTAGATACTTCGGCTTTTACGGCTGGGGATGCTGTTTGGTTGTCTGCTACCACAGCAGGAGCATTTACAAGCACAGTTCCTGCCGAACCCAATCATACAGTTTTCATCGGATACATTGCTAGGGCTCACCCTACGCAAGGTAGAATAGTTCTTCACATTCAAAACGGGTATGAGTTGAATGAGTTACACGGAGTTCTTGTAACTTCTGAGGCTAACAATGACTTATTGGTTTATGAAACTTCAAGTACTCTTTGGAAGAACAAAAGCATATCTACCATCTTTGGAGGTACTCCTTTGGTCACAGTTCCTACCCTAGCACAAGTAACTACAGCAGGAAACACCACCACCAATGCGATTACTGTAGGTTCATTCAATTTGGGAAGTAGTGTTGGAATTAGTACACTTAGTGCGTTTGGGTTAAATTATTTTATTGCCACTGCATTAACAGCAGGACAAGGTATAAGTGCAAGTTTTAGCCCATCTGGAACTCCTACAAGTTATGCTTATAATTTTCAATTTAGTAAGTCTTCAACTGCAAATAATAACTCATTATTATTTATTGGTGGAGGAGCTTCTGCTGGGCCAGCAGCAAATAAACACCTAATAACTACAAGTACAGACGGGACTGCTACAGCACAACCACTTGCATTTGCCGTTGCAACAGGAAATTGGGCTTCCGCAACTGCTTTGATGACATTAACACCAACTCAAAACGTACTTATAGGCACTACTACCGATGCAGGATATAAGTTAGATGTTAATGGGACTGCACGAGTACAAGGAGCATTTACCGCAACCCTAGCCAACGTATCTACTGCCAACGTAGTCTATTACAACTCTTCTACAGGATTGATGACCTATGCGACTGCTCCTATAGGTGCTCAGTTTGTAATAGATTACGATTACAATATAGTAGGATTGAAGAATGGGTCTAACGTCCTTTTTACAACTAGTGCAACCTTTATCGTAAATACAACCAGAGTTTTCTTAAATGGTCAGAGACTAACTCGTGGTGCAGGATACGACTATATTGAAACAGGAACAAACCAAATAACTTTCACAAACCCACCAGTATCAACTGACCTTATTATAATCGAATACCAAATCTAAACATCATGCCAATAACTAAAATTAAAAAATCCCAACTCGATGCCCTCACGATTGTGAATGCGGACATCGATGCCGCTGCTGCTATCGCCAGTTCGAAGTTGGCTGATGGTGCAAACTTCACTAAAAAAGATGGAACTGTAGCCTTTACAGCAGATCAATCCTTTGGAGGATTTAAAGCAACAGGTTTAGGTACTCCGACTAACACAACAGATGCTGCAACTAAAGCATACGTAGATTCAGTTGCTCAAGGTTTGAGCGTTAAGACTGCAGTACGTGCAGCAACAACTGCTAACATTACTTTGAGTGGTACACAAACCATTGATGGTATTGCTTTGATTGCTGGGGATCGTGTACTTGTAAAGAACCAAACTACAACCACACAGAATGGTGTATACGATGTTTCGGCAGGTGCGTGGACACGTTCAGCAGATTCTGACGCAGGTTCTGAGTTAATAAACGCTTTCTACTTTGTAACTGCAGGAACTACCTTACAGGCTACGGGCTGGACTCAAAGTACTCCTGGTCCTATAACAATCGGTTCAACAGCAATTGTATTTAACCAATTTGCAGGAGCTGCTGACTTCCAAGCAGGTAACGGTCTTACTAAGACGGGTCTTACTTTTGACGTAGGAACTGCATCTTCTTCTCGTATTGTTGTTAACGCTGATAACATTGACTTAGCAACTTCAGGTGTTACTGCAGGAACATACAACAGAGTTACTGTAGATGCTTATGGTAGGGTTACTTCTGCTGTTGCTGGAACTACTGATAACTTAGTAGAGGGTACTACTAACCTATTCTTTACGAACGCTCGTGCTCAATCCGCTATCACAGGTGGTGCTTCTACAATAGTTACTTCTAACTTGACCGCATCTCGTGCTTTGGTATCAGATGGTTCTGGTAAAGTTGCCGTATCTACTGTGACTTCTGCTGAACTTAGTTATGTATCAGGCGTAACTTCTGCTATCCAAACTCAGTTGAACAATAAGCAAGGATTAGATGCCACTTTGACCGCTCTTGCTGGTTTGACCACAGCCGCTAATCAGTTGATTTATGCTACAGGTGTAGATACTTTTGCGATGTCTGCGTTGACTGCATTTGGTCGTTCTTTGATTGACGATGCCGATGCTGCCGCTGGTCGTACTACTTTGGGAGTTGTTATCGGAACCAACGTACAAGCTTGGGATGCTGACTTAGACGCAATCGCTGCCTTGGCTGGTACTTCAGGATTCTTGAAAAAGACTGCTGCGAATACTTGGTCTTTGGATACTTCTACCTACTTGACTGCCAACCAAACAATTACTTTGAGTGGTGATGCAAGTGGTAGTGGAACAACCGCTATTACTGTGACTCTTGCTTCTGTAGGAACTGCTGGTACTTACACCAAAGTAACAACTGACGCTAAGGGTCGTGTGACTTCTGGTACTACTTTGTCTACAGGTGACTTGCCTGCAGGAACTATGAATAGTAGTAACTTTGTAGTAAGAGAAACTCCAAGTCCTGCTCCTAACGGAGTAGCTACGACATTCACTTGTACAGGTAACGCTATCGCAGGTTCTGAAAGAGTATACTTGAACGGTGTATTGATGGAGCCAGGCGCAGGTAATGATTACACTGTAGGTAACTTAAGTCCTTTGACAATTACCTTCTTGTTCGTGCCTACACCTACAGATAAAATTAGAATTAATTACTTGAAATAATCATGCCTAGAACTCAAATTGGAACTACATTAATAGAAGACGGCTCTGTACGTAGAGTAGACATCAACACTGTTACTACAACTCAAGCGTTAATTACTAAAGTACTAGTCAATTCCCCTCTTACTATCAGTAGTACGGGGGTTGACTCAGGAACAGGTGATGTGACTTTAGGACTTAATACAGCCAATTTGGTAACTAGTTTTAACACTAGAGTCGGAGCAGTAACCTTAAGTGGTAGTGATGTAACTACTGCTCTAGGCTTTACTCCCGTTAGTGGTAATCAAACTATTACTCTTTCTGGCGATGTAACGGGGTCTGGTGCTACAGGAATAACAACTACTCTTGCTAATAGTGGAGTCACAGCAGGAACCTATCGTTCTGTTACGGTAGACGCTAAAGGACGAACTACTGCAGGAACAAATCCTACTACAATTTCAGGATATGGTATTACGGATTTTTACGCTCAGGTTGTTACTGGTTTTGTAACAGGAGCAAACAGTACTGTACTAAATACTGATTCTTTGGAAGTTGCACTTGAAAAATTACAAGGACAAGTTAACGCAAGACTTACTGCTAACCAAAGTATTACTTTGTCAGGGGATGCTACTGGGTCAGGTACTACCTCAATTGCAGTTACTTTAGCAAATACTTCTGTTACTCCTGGAGCATACACAAATGCAGACATAACTATTGATAGTAAGGGAAGAATTACTGCTGCTGCAAATGGTTCGTCAGGTGGAGGAGGTTTTACAGGAATGTTTACAGTCCCTACAAACCCTCCAGGAATGCAGACTTTGGATATACAAAATGGACTTATTGTGAATGTTTTGTAAGTTGACTTTTTCACTTTAAACATTATATTTGTACTATGATAAAAATTGAAGATGTAATTGTTCCAAGTAAAGGCACAGGCAAATACTTTGCAATTAAATGCTTAAATTTAGATATTAAAAAATCTAGTGAGGCTAGCCCTACTTTCTATTGGGAAGTTAAGAAAGGTGCTCCTTACGCAATTGATGAAGTTCAGACTGAAATTCCAGGAGAAAGTATTCTTGATGGAAACTTATTTATGACTTCAGAAGAGTATGCAGCTTGGGGAAATGATGACTCCTATGTACTTAATTGGGCACTAGCTAAACTTGGCTTTGTTGAGTTGAACGAAGAAGAGTCAGCAGAATAACTAAAATAAAAACCAACCTATATGAAAAAAATTGATTTAAACAAAGCCGTTACAGATTTAGACGGTAAAGAAATTGAAGGTTCTAACCTTGGTAAAATTGTAGCTCAAATGCTTGTTTCTTCAAGTAAGGGAGATGCTTTGAAGTACATGGCATGGGCATTGAAATTACATGCATGTGAACCATTGGAATTGGATCCTTCTGATGTAGAAACTTTGAAAAACTTCATCAAAGACCACGATCAGTTGACTATTCTCTCCAAAGCACAAATGCTAGATTGCTTTGCCTAAAACATTGCGCTAATTTTTTAGGTTCAACTGATCAACCCCTCTTCACGAGGGGTTTTTTATTTCCGTCATTCGGATAACTTTAGGTTCGTCTACGTAATCTGCAATGATTACTTTGAGACCTTCTATAGACATTATCTTGATTTCCATAAGTATTGAATCAGATATATCATCTTGGAGCTTAAACATATCCTTTAAGGTTTGTTTATATTGCTCTTTGGTAATAAGTAGAGCATTTGGGTACTCTCCTCTTGACCTTGTATTATTATTCTTGAGTCCGTCTTTTTCCGACTCTAAATAATACTCGTGGATTTTTTCTTGGATTGTCTTGATCATAACAATGCTTTTTACTGCACCTTATACTTGGTAAAGTCCGTAGTAACTGGTGATTCATTTGCAAAGTAATAGACTTCTTTCTTATTTCCAAACTTAATTGTCTTGTAGAACGCAGTTGGAATAGTTGCACCTGTGGGCAACTTGGCAGCCTTCGGTCCATAAATTACTCTTATCTCTACTTCTACTTTACTTGTCTTGGCTAACTCTCTTTCATATGCTTCTAGTAATCTCCATGCACCTCTATTAAGTTTCTCATGCTGAAGAATACAATTTAAGTAAGAGAATGTCTGCCATAGGGTTTCTCTAGTACAGTTAAAGTCAGCTGCTGGTGCGCAGTGTCCTTTGTCCCACACGTTGTTCTCATAGTCTTTTCCGTCTGATGTCTTTACACTATCGTTAGTGTAGAAGTCCATTCCTTTGCGAGGATAACTTCCTGTAGGACATTGTACGGTATACCATACACGTTTAGGCTGTTGGAGAACTTCTGAGTATACACAAGAGTATATAGGAGTCTTGATTAGTACACTGTCTCTTTGTGCACTTACTTCTAAGTTAAGTAGAAGCAATAGTGCGAATAGTAATTTTTTCATAAGATAAAACCAAGGATTGCTAGAATAGACATACCTACAAAACCATACTTGTAAAGCTTCATCTCTGCGTTCTTACGGTCAATGGTTCTGTTAAGGTCATAGACTTCTTTTTTAGACACCTCTATCATCTGTTGATAACTAGGAACGATTGAGTCCTTGTAAAGAACCAATTGCTGGCTATCCAGGTGAATAATAGTCTTAAGAACAACTACACGTTCCCGTGCTTTGATGCCCTTAAGAAACTCGTTATTCAACTCCTTTAGCGGTAAGCTGTCTAGAGATTGTGAGTAAGAACTTTGTGCCGTCAATATCAGGCATAGTGTCAAGAGCAATCTGAATAGTGTCATACTTGAGGTTGATTTTTTCATAGTAACTGAATTGTTCGTGTTTAAGTGTGTTTAATGAGTCTACTTTACTAAACATGACTTCATTGCGTTTCTGCATAGAATCCATGTATGCCATAAACTTTTCTTCGTTTCCGCTATCTAAGGATTTTCTCTCCCATAACAAAAAGGCTACTGCGATTAACAGTAGCCCTATTATAATAGCTTCAATTTTGTTTTTCATTTATTTTATGTTGGTCGATTTTTTCTAAGATTATCTGTAGTAACTCGTTCTTTATTAGTCCAGCTCTGGCAGCATTCTTCAATGCACTTATAAGTTGGAATAAAATAAAAGGAGCACAGATGGTTTCGCTTAACCAGAATGTTCCTTGAAAACCTCTTTCAATCATCAATATACCTGTAAGCATAAATACCCAAACCATTAAGGTTTTAATTACACTTACTGCTTTCTTGGTCTTGAATCCTTCTAGTTTAGTTCCTGCCCACACACCAAAAAAACCATCGATGAATACTACAGCTACAATAGCCAAGTACTGTTCGGCATTGTCGGCAGTCAACTTCAAGAAGTAACTGCCAACGAATGCACAAACTGTAGTAAAAGTTATAGCTAACAAAGAGCTTTTCATTATGCTTGAGCTTCAGTCCAAGATAAACGTCCGAATACACTAGAAGTACCTGTAGTCAAAGCCTGTACTACAACGGTCAAGATATCTGGACCATCAGGATAGAACTGAGTATTTACAGTAGTTGTTCCTCCACCCAAGATTGAGTTGGAAAGATCTCGAATCTGTCTCAAGTCATAGGTAGAAGTACCAAAAGTAGCACCACCAGAGTTTACATAGAAACCACCCACAACTTCACCACCTACCATAGTACGTGCTGCACCGTGGAAACAAACTTGAGCTAGGGAAGAACCTCCCACGTTAGTCCAAGTGTCAGCAGCACTTACAGTTCCGTTAAGAACAAGTGATACCAAGTAGTTACCTTGAGCATAGATACCAATACTGAACAAAGACAACTGCATGCGGTTAATAATCTCACGAATACCGAAGGCACCTGTCAAACCTGAACTTACTGAAGGAGCAAGACGGATAGACATCAAAGCAAATCTGTTTCCTAATGTAGGAACTGACAAAGAAGTTGTAGTACCTGTAGTAAAGATGAACTGTTTATCTTCATCAAAACGACCATCCATGATTACTGAAGATCCCCAGTGAGAGATAATCGGTGCGGCAGTAGGTCCTCCAAACTCAACTCCGATAGGAGCATTTACGTTGAAAGTAAAAGCTTGTCCTGTAGTTGCAGACATAGGAGAAAAAATAACTCCTGTTGGGTTAGCAGCTGTTGCAGCGTAAGCAAAAGTAATTGTAGTTCCAGATACACCTACAACATATGTTCCATCAGGGAATCCTGCAGAAACAACACGCTGACCAACTTGCAAGTTAGCAGAAGATGCTACAGTACCTACTACAGAACCAATAGCAATTGTAACAGCAATACCCGCAGGTTCTCCTGCTCTTGCTCTAGTTACTCCTGTAAATGTGTTAGCAGTCTTACCTGTGTAGTTCATATGCTCAATGGTCGAGCCGTTGTTCACTACAATAATTCCACTGTTAGGGAAAGCACTTGCATCTGCTACGTTGATTGTAGTATCTCCAGCACCTATACTTGCTGAAATTCTAGTTGCAACAGGAACGGTACTTGTTTCATAACGAGCAGGTAAGTTACCTGTTCTCATGTATGCCTCAAGATTTACGTTGTTGTTGGCTAATTTGTGGCAATAAGTTACCGCACCGTTAACACCACGGAATCCCCAACGAATCGGTCCCGCACCGTACCAAGAATAGTCGATGTAAAACATCTGCATCTTAGACAAGTCTAAGTTAAAACTAGATGGGTTAGTTACTCCACCTGCTCCGTTCATTCTATCAATGTTCCAAGCAGATTGAGGAATTCTAGTATCAATAGTTTTGGTCACAAAAGCAAAAGAAGGAGCTACAATTGAAGGTCCTCTATATGCAGGGTTAATTGTAAATTGAGTATCGCTAATTACACGACCAACTTTATAAGATTGACCTTTAATTACGACCATATCATTAGGGCTCAACTGAGTTGAATACTCAGAACCAGTACCCGTAACAGTTGTACCACCGTTTGCTACTACTGCGGAACCAGAGATTTGATAGGTAGATGCTCTACGTACAGCGTAAAGAGTAGTTCCGTCAAATTCAAAGAACAAACCATTCTGATCGTCATACATACCAATACGAACACTAGAGCCAACCCAAGAGTTTACGTTTACTTGGTATTGTCCTGAAGCAGAAGCAGCAGATGGTGTAGAAAGAGCAGTATAAGTAAATCTAGTAGGAGTAATAACTCCTGTTACTGTAAATGTACCATTGTAAGCAGTTTCAATACAACCAGCAACAGTAATACTAGCACCAAACTGTAAGTTGTGAGCTTCTTTAGTATTGACTGTAACTGTAGTTCCAACAGAAGTAATCAAATCAGGGTTGAATGATGGCTTCATAATAGAACCTGTAGACATCATAACACCTTTACCAGATTGATAACGGAAGTATTTACGAGTCTGACGAACCAACATTTCATTGGCAGAAGAAGCGTTAGACGAGAATTTAACACCACCATCAAATGCTCTGTGCAATACAGATCCTACAGGACGAACAAATATAGAACCACCCGTAGGGTTAGCAGCAGGAGCAATACTTGAGTAGTATATAAATTGTGTTTCAGAAACAATACGAGCAACAATCCAAGCACCGTTTGCGTTTGCTTGAGAAGAACCAGTTACTACAATTTCGTTTCCTAGTGCAAGTCCGTGAGGAATAGTAGTAGTTACAGGTATTGCTAAACCAGAAGTCCAAGCAAAGGTAGGGGCACCGCCAATAGCAGCACCTGTGTAAATTTGCCCTTGATAAACTGCAGTTACGTTTGAGTTCAAGATTGAACCTGTAGTTGGTGCAGGGAATGCTGCAGTATAAGTAAAGGTTGTGCCTGTTGTGTTTGCAGTGAACAAACCATTCGCACCTTCAAAAGTAGCATCTTGAATAAACACTGGAGAACCAGCACTTATAGAAGTACCAGTAGTTACACTAATTACACGTGAACCTGCTGTACTAGAGATTGCAGTAACAGCCAAAGGAGTTTGTACGTTGTAAGTAGCATAAGGTCTGTAGTTGGTCATATTGATTGTTTCCCACTTTGTTGGCTGTGTACCATATTCAAAGTCAGTATCAATCATTGACTGAGGCTGAGATACTCTAAAACGATCCACGGGATCGGTTAAGTTTTCAGAGGCTCTAATTGGAAGACCAAACTGCAAATCACCACCAAGCGTTTGACGCATAGTAGCAGTAGCAAGAGTGGTAGTAGTGGGTACAGTAGCATTACTTGCTTCTATCGACACTCGTAATCTGTTCTGCCCAGATGTCTGATACGCTGTAGCAGACTCAAGGGTGTTGGCTAATTGTCTAAGTTTCTTAGCCTGTTCGTTTAGTAATTGTGAATTGTCCATTTTGTTTATCTTTTACAGTGTTGCCACTCGGCTTTCGCCCGACAATACAAAGTTAGTTTTAATTGCTGTTTTGTCAATATGTTTTTAATCGGGTGATTGGTTTTCAATTTCTTTAGACTCTGCATTAATTAATCTATTCCTTTGACTTTGATATGCTTTCTCTATTTGTTTCTGCATTTCGTAAGACTGATCTTTAGGAGCCTTAGGCAATGTAACATCATAGAAGTTCTTAAGCATCTTCTCAATAGACTTTTTATCTTGCTGTCCTTCGTATGCACTAACCTTTCTTTCTACGTTATACATGTTGATAGTGGGGTTTGTCTGCTCCATGTACATTTTGTCTAGTTGTAAAGTAGCCCATTGAGCCGCTTGCTCTTTAAGTTTTTCTACGTCTGGCTTAGACATTTCATCCCAACGACCCTCTGTGAATTTAACCAAGTCATCTATATCACGAGTCAACATATCTTGTTGAAGTTGGTCTATCTTCTTCTCTACTTGAACGTAATCTCCTAACGGATCTTGCATTCCTATCATAGGATTAATCTTAAGTAAGTCTTGTACTCTCTTCTTAGGTTCGTAGATTGGTTTTAGTCCCATCTCAACACCGTATACTTTCATACCCATAGCAACTATCCTAGGGAGTCCTAAAGTAGGAGCAGGAGTATTAACTATACTTATTCCTCTGTAGTCTTTTCTTTGTTCGTAATAAGGCTCAAGCGGATCAGTAAGGTTTCTCCAATCAAACAAAGCATCATAAATTTGGTCAAAACTTCTCATCTGAGGACCCATCAAAGAATACAAACCATGTTTAACTCCACTTGTGATTGTACCTTGTTCTTCTCCTGGCTTTGCTAAAGGTTTACGGAAGAATGTTTTGTAAGTCCAGTTAACAGGAGCAAGTACAGGGTGTAGTGAAATGTATTCATCGTAGGTTCCTAAAGCTATAATAGATAGGATAGATAAAAACTGATCGTCATCTCCACCTCCACCTAGGCTTAGAACAAGAGAAATCAACCCATAGCTTAAAGCATGCAAGCCAATAACATTTAAGTTATCTCTCCAAATACGTTGATACTTTTCTTGTTCAAATTCTGTACTTCCTAAATTCATTCTCTCTCCACTCTTCAGATATCTCATCTTCCTCACTAAAGAACGACCTCCTGTTCGATAGAATCCTTCTTCAATATTCCCAGTATACAAAGACATTCTTTTGCTACCGAAACTACTTTGTAACTGAGGATAGAACCAACGTCTCATCGACATCAATATACTAGCAAACATACTTTGTTCGTAGTAAGAACGAGAGCGACTAAAGTAGTTACCTTGAGTACTAGTGTACATTTCGTGAATCTGATCTCTAAGATATTGTTCAACAGCTTTTAGCTTTTGCATCTTAGCTTGATTCATCTTATCAGTAGAAGCAATCATCACATCCAAAGATTTCTTTGGACTATTGATAAGTGCTTTAAGTTCTTTCTCCTGTTTAGTAGTTAAGTTCTTTATGTCAGAGATTCCATTTTGACCTAGGTACGTTTGGATAATCTGATTACGCTCTTCTACCAAAGCCCTAACTTTATTTAACTCTAAACCAAATACACCATCCTTGGGAACTAAAGCACCATTGACTACTTCATAAGCATCGTCTAATTTTATTCTAGTTTCTTGTCCATTGATTATAATGGGAACACTAGTACGACCCATAAGTGCCTCATAGATAGGTATAGTAGAAGCCATCTCTGTGTAGCCAAATACTTGAGCACTAAAGTTATCAGCATTTAAGTACTTATACATACTTTGTTGGTGAACCAATCCTGTCATTTTAGTAGGATTAGCCGCAGGTACAGCTCTAAAGTGAATCAGCTTTAAAGCATATTCACTATACTGTTTAGAACCTATCTCTAAAGATAGTAATGACCGCCTTTTAGTAAGACCTTTCCACCAACCAGCAAGTAGTTCTCTTCGGGTTAACCCATACCTATTCTTACTTAAAACTATTTTAGCAAAGTTGTTAAAGACGTTCTTGAATAGACGAAGGAAGTTAAATAACAATACACGTGCTTGGCTAAACCTAAACAACCTTCGAGTTGCTCTAACTACTGCAGTTACTGTTGGATTGTCTCCAAACAACTGTAGTTTGTTAGAAGTTTCTGCCCCATAGAAGAAACGAGATATCTCGTTATCCATCATTGCTAAATCATTTGCAGGTACGTTAGTTTCTCCAGCAGCCTCTCTAGCAGCAAATACAGCAGGCATTGCTTTACGTAGACCATTAAATTCAGCAGCATATGCTCCAAACTCAGCCAATGAGTTAGTCAGTACGTGAGAAACCTGATTTACGTTCAAGGGTTCTTTGTACCTAGTTTTAATAAGTTGTACTTTTCTACCTGAAGATTTAAGTCGTGCGTTCTTGTCAAGGTCAATTAAACTAGAAATTTCGTCTTCGTACATATCCTCCCCAGCGAATCCTGCCTTAAACATTAACTTAAATCCATCAAAGATACTTGCGAATCTATGCTTAGGTCTTGTGAAAATGTCTGTAACTTTCTCTCCTGCGTACTTAGTTCTATTAGGAACTGTGTAACCTTCTAGTCTTTGAGACACGGGCAACATACGTTGAATGTCTTCATACAAAGTAACCATCTCATCTGCTAATGCTTTATCCTGTGGATTCATATTAGCATAAGCCTCGTTGGTATATCTGTTGTCTGAAGTTACTCTTGGGCGAGCTGATCCTAGGAATTTGTAATCCTGGTTCTTGTAACGTTCTCTAACTCTAGGGACAGACCAATCAAAGTTTGGATTTTCCTGTTTGATGTAGTTCTTGTTTACTGGTATAGTACGGTTCCAAATATAAATAGGACGCTCGTAGACTTTAACTATTTTAGCTCCTGTTTTTTTATCAGTGTACTTTTTAGTAATCTTAATATGGTTTGCTTTGTACCAATCAGTTTCTTTTATCTTTCTCTGCACCATTGCTTCAAAAAGACGATTACGGAAAGCAGCAACTAAGTCAATACGGTGTTGAGCATTTCCAAAATCTGAAGGGTGATTAAGAACAGGTAAGTCGTCATCTAAAGTCAAGGCATCTTCCTCTAGGGAAAACAATCCTTCACTCTCAATGTACTCGTCAGCCATTTTTTCAGACTGCTCATCAAGTGCTTTAACTGTTTCAGGGTCTGAAACAATATCTGTTCTTACTGAGTTTGCAACTTGATTATAGACTTTGTAATAATATTCACTTTGCCTTTTGATTTGCATATCGCTAAGCTGTTTGAATAAATTTTTCAAAGTCTCTTTATCTTCGTCTGATAACTCTCTATTCTCTTCTGCGTCTTCTTTAAGTTTTTCTATCCTCTCTTCTATTGATTTTATAGTAGAGACTAATCCTTTTTGGACTTGTGAACCTACTATGACTCCATCCTGGTCTCTGTATCCTTTGATTGAATTAAACAACTCATCGTAAGCCTCTGACAACAATGGGTCTTCACCGTACTTTAAGAATACTTCTTTGATTTTTTCTGCAATAGAACGTTGCATTTCAAAGAACTCAGGGTCAATTTCAGTACGTGTGTTTGCTTCTAGCCACTGCTTCAAGTCTTCTTTAGCTTTATCTAAAGACTGTCTAACTATAGTTAACTCAACTTCTTTTTTAGATATATCTTCACCCAAGGCTTCGGCATCAGCTATCTGTGTAACCAACAAGGTTTCTTTCTTTTCAAGATTAGTTACTGCTTCTTTCCTTGAGTTTTTTTCTATGTTGAAACGTTGAAGTACTTTTTCAGGAATAGTAAACTCTACTGCTTCTAAGTCTCTACGTTTGTTTTTGTAAGCTATAATAGAATCAGCAATGTCTCTTTCTTTAGTGCCTTTTGGTTTTTCAGAACCATCTTCGTTAAAAATAGAACCGAGGCGTTCGTACTCCTTACGTAAGTCTGCTCTATGTTTTCTTTCTTCTTCAGTAGATTCAGAATCTCCAAACACAGCTTGGTGCTCTTCAATGTCTTTAAGAATTCTTTCTCTTTCAGATCTAGCTTCTGGAGTAAGTAATTCTTCTGCCTCATAGTATTCATCAGTGTATGGACGAACTGCGTAGTTATCCAAGAACTTTTGAAGTTTATCTTCTGCATCTAAAATCTCTGCTTCTACTCCATTCTTTTTGGCATTCTGTAAGTTTCTTTCTAACTCTTGTAAATCATTTCTAAACTCTGCTTCTTTAAATTTGGTATTGTAAGCAAGTTGTTTCATAACTTTTCTTACTCCATTCGCATCGTAGTACACCATCTCTACTTCACGAGTAAGGTTCTTATAGAAATTACCTAGGTTAGATGTCCACTTAATACCTTGTGCTTTATTACGCTCTTCAATCTTTTTCTCTAACTCAATAGTTCTATTGGTTATTTCCAAACTAGCATTCTCTGCTTCAATAAGATGTACATCGATGTATTGTTTTACTACCTGTACTAAAGGACTTCCAGTCATGTTGGCTACTCCAAGATATACAGTAAACATATTTGCTCCTGCATAGTCTTTGTTCATACCTGTCTGAAGTAAGGTAAGTATGTTTTGTTTAGTAGGAACCCAAGACAAAAATGTTTCTAACTCCTTAATGTCTTTAGCCAAGTCTTTTGCTTTGTTGATCTCACCGTTAGCAACTGCTTGGTTGTACAACACTCTTTTAGCATTTAGTTCTTGATTAAGTTGGCTGTCTGGGGCTTTAATCTTATCTGCAACTAATTTAAAAGGTTCTGCTAATTGCGAGGCTACAGGAGATAGAATTGCATTCCTAGCACTATCATTGAGTTCTGCAGACTTCTGCCTAATAATTCTTAACTTGTTTATGAGTTGCTTGCTGACAATATCAAAGTTCTCTACTTGTCTTCTTCTTTCCTCAAGAAACTGTCCTTTCTTGGTTGGGTCTGCATCAAGATCCGTGCTAGTCTCATAGATAGTTAACTGAGGCAATAAGAACTGCTTGTATGCTGCTACTTGGTCTTTCACAAAGTCAGCAATATTCATAGCATGGTTAAACACCCTTACAGCGTCTTCTGAACTATACTGTGATAAGTTCTCTTCGTGCAAAATAACATCATCAGAAATACGACCAAGTAAATCTTCTATAGATTGTAGATAGTCAATAGAACCATTAATTATAGTACCAAGTGAACTGCTTGAGATATTACCAAACTTCTCCCTAATTCTTTCAATAGAAGCAAAACGAGGATCAATCTCAGATAAACTTTGACTTAACTGTTTCCAACTAGAACTGTTTACAGTGGCATCTACGTATTGTTGGAACTTGGTAATCTCTATACTATGTGGAGTAGCTTGAGCACTATTGTAAGGTTGGTTAAACCTTAACTCATGTTCACCTGCTAACTCTGGCATATCTTCCAGATTTTCCAGATACTCAAAGTAGGCATTAATAGTTTTTCCTACTTCTTCAAATCTATTTGTACCTAATCCTAATACGCTATTTAAGAACTGTTTTATTCCTAGAATAAATCTGTCTATAAAACCTTTGTCTTTTGCTGTGCTTTGTTGTTCCTGTAGGTCTTCTCTGAAGTATGGATTTGATAAGTACTCTGATACAAACTCTTCAATGTTCTTAAATCCGTAGTGGTGTCTTAGTTTTGGAAACTTACTTTTATACTCACTTAAGTACCTTTCCATCTCTTGCCTAAAAGCAATTTCCTGGGCATTGGTTGGATTAGTTAAAGCTGAAATAGTATAAGCGTGTACCACTTCGTGAATCAACTCACGAGCAAAGTTTTGGTTGTTGAAGTTAGAACTAACTGTCTTTCCAATATAAACTGTGTTTGACTTTGGGTCGTAGAATGATCTTTGGTACTCATCCTCTACAGTAGCATCGTCAAATACAGTAACCTTTAAACTAGGATTAATCTTAAGTAGACCACGAAGTCTTCCCAGAATCTCTTGTTGGAACGCAGGAAGTTCTTTGTTAGCAATCAAGTTATCCAACAACTCTATCAAGGTAGCATTTGAAAAATCCGCTACATTGTTCAGAATCATATCTGGGAATTTAATCTTTGCTAGATACTCTTTACTTACGGGTCTAACAACCTTACCTTCTGTCTTTGGTTTTACAGATAAGTAGTATTTATTATCAATACTAAGTAACTCACTGTCTACTAAGTTGTACTTAGGGTTTAAGTTAATCTCATTGATAATGTTGTCAAAGGCATTTGGATTTGTATATCCCTTACCCAAGTAACCTAAACTTGCAACTTCTTCTATCTGCTCAGCTGCTCTAATCTCCGTAGGACTCATGTTGAGTTTCAGGTGAGCATTAATCTGCTGTATGGTGGGTTCTCCTAAAAAGTTTAACTTAGGATTATATCCCTGTTGTTTTTTAGTCCAATCAAAACCTAACTCAGTTTTAAAAGAATTAGTAGTGATAGCTTCGTAAATACTTTTTCCTTGGCTTGCAGGAAAAAAAGAAGTTAATTGATAGTATGCGGGACTCGTTACAGTCTTACCTGTAAGTGGAGATTTTATTTTAGCAAAGCAAGACATGAGTTTCTAGTTATACAAATTTAATGTAATTACAAACTAATACAAGGTTAGAACTCACACATATCTTCTTGGAAGTCTATGCTGTCTAAGTCACCTTTATCATTTTCTTGTGTAGGATCTAACTTTAAATTCAACGGGGGTGCTTGTTTAGTAGGAGTATAAGCCGTTTTGACATCTGATGTAATAGCGTCTTGAAGAAATAATCCTTCTTCAAAATCTCTAAGTTCCTGTTCTGCCAATGCTACATCTCCCTTAAAAAATCCAGAAGGTCTATAAATCTCTTGTTCAATTTGTGGGAATACTTCTTCAATTGTTATCTCCTCGTTCTTTACTTGATAAGAACTAAATAAACTAGGAGTAACTACTACTTGTATGGAGGCTCCATCGGTATAAGTTGTACCTCCTAAGACATTACCAAACTTACTGAGTCCAAGTTCTTGATTGGCTTTTTTCACCGCCCTGTCTACTATACTTCGAACTTTATAGTTTGCATTTTTATACGAAACCTTACTATCTATAGGAAGAAAGATTTCTCCAATAGCATTAACTCTAAAGTTAGAATCTACTGTCTTAGCAACATTAAGTGCTTTGCCAGTAATTGTAGTTTTAATACTACGTGGTGTTATGTTACATGCTTTTGCCATATTTTTATTCGCAAGGGTCAACTTCAGGAAGATTGTCTATGTCTGATTGTGTAGGAGTATTAGCAGCTTTGTTAGCCTGTGTGCCGCCTTTGGAATAAGCAAGTACTTGGTTTTCTATACTTGTAAGTAACTTAACAACGCCTGGACCAACTCCTACAAAGGTTTTTAAAGTCTCGGAGTAATTATTTTCTAAAAACGAAGCTAATAACTTTAACGGACCTGATCCTTCTAACGTCATTTTAGTAGCAAACCTAACTAAGGTTAAGTAGTTATTTAACTCGTCGAAATCCATAGAAGAGATTTGCTTAACAGCATCGTTGGTGTACTGAACATAAGCTTCGTGAGGAATAATATTAGCTACACTGTCTTTACTAAACTGACCTCCTTGTTGCATATAACTACCCAAAGCCAAGTCTGTAAAGAATTGTTTAATCTCAGGATTACTATGATTAAGTCCGTCTAAGAATGCTTTTCTATACTCTTCGTTAAATTCTCTTGTTTCAGTATTCTTAAGTTTAAATTGTATCTCTGTACTCAAGTCTTCTGTATCAATGAAAAGATTGTTAATCAAGAAGTTATTTCTCAAGTCAGGATTCTGCAACAAGTTTATAAATCTCTGCTCCATGTTGTTAGCAGTACTTCTTCTAAAGATTCCACTAGTACCTCTGTAATAATCTAACAGATTACCATTTTCATTAGAAGCTGTAATCATTATGTACGGCAACAAAAGATTGTTCTTGAATGTTTTTACCTCTCTAATTCTATCATCTTCTTTAAACGTACCTCTTCTATCCATGAAGTTAGTTATCTCCTGTAAGACTGTTGGAGATTCTGACAATGGAAACACCTTTTCCATAAGTTCAGATACTACACTAGATACATTAAACTGTGCCAAGGCAGAGTTATTGAACATGTAATTGATTCCCTCTATGTTAAAATCCTTAGTTAAACTTACTTCACCTCTAGAAATATCAACCGACTGGAATGAAGTTCTATAGTTTGTGGTGTTAAAATCTGCAAGTGAAGTTAACTTTCTCAAACTTTCTTGCTGCTTAAGAACTACATAAAACTGCAATAGGTACGCTAGGTCTCTTACTTTAGCCTGATCTCCTTCAAGAGATTTGCTTGGATCAAACTCTTTGATGTGTACATTTACTGAATTCAGTTTCAGCATATCAACATACATACGAGCAATTTGAGAATCATTTAATCTTTTGTTTTCATTAAGGGCTGTAGCAATAGTCCTTTCAATGTTCTCAAAGTTTTCTTTAATCTCTGGATTGTTTATCTGCTTTACTAGGGCTTTAGCAAGAGCGAGCGTAGCTGCTTTCTTATTTGTTTTAGTTTCAGTCAACTTAGAATAAATCTCAGGTCTGTTTGAAACCTTAAGAATGTTCTTGATTGTTGGAGAGTTAATGAAGTCCAACACATTCTTGACAGGAGTACCTGCAAGAATCATTGCGTGTGCCAATGGACTTGTTTCTTGGTCTAACCCTAATAAGATAATCCAGTCTTCCTTGGCAATGTCTACGTGGCCGTTGATGAACTCACTAAGTACTTTAGATATACGATTCTCATTCAATGCATCTTTCTTACCCCCTAATGAAATTTGACCCTTGTCAGTTCTGTTTGCAGGAAAGTAATAAGTGTTAAGTAGAGAATTCGTGTAGCGCATACCCGCAATTTGGAACTCCTTCTGCATTGTATTGATTTTGGCATCAATACCTAATGCATCTTTAGAAAGGATGTTTTCCTTGTAGATACGCCAAGAAGTTAATGGGTTAAAGATATCTGTAGATGTAATTAACTTACTTGGATACTTATACTGAGTTAATACGCTGTTTGTGTTTGGTGTAATAAGTCCATCATAAAACTCAGGCATCTGCATAACAGACTTAAGTGTGCTAGTTAGATTATTTGTTAAAGAACTTTTATAATCTCTAATCTGATCCATCTGTGCCTTAATACTTTGGAATCCCTCTCTAAGTTTAGATATAGTTGTAAGAATTCTTACATCATTATCAGCATCAAACTTTTGTAAGTCAGCGTAGAGTCTTTGCAAATCTTCATCATAAGCAGCAGCTCGACTCATTACATCTTTGTCTTCTGCAGTAATAATACCATTGTCTAAGAAATCTTGTACCAAAGTCTCTGACGCTTCTTTAATCTCTTCCTTTAAAGCACTAATGTCTGACTTAATTACCTCTCGCTCTAAGAATATACTGTTAGTAGCCAACTCTTGTTCAGCAAACTTAGATAATGCTTTTAGTTCTTCTCTTAAAACCTTCAAGTCTTTTTGGTTAGCTATTTTTTCAGAGTAGTCTTGAACGTTAAATGGTTTGTTTATTGTATTTCCTTGGTAATCATAACTAGTTTCAAAGAATGTTAATTTGTCAATATCATAGTCACCACCTGTTTTAGTTACAATCTGTGCAGGAAGAATCATAATAGCTCCTGCAGATTCTGGAAGAAACTCTTTTACAGTTGCATACTCCATAGACTGTGCTCCTTGAACAGGAATACGCACACCCACCATAGTAAGCTTATCCATATGCTTCTTTCTCCAAGCAACATCTGCTGCTGCTTTAGACTTAAGAATCATATTTAACTGTCTTAGAGTTCCTACTTTACCTTCTTTGTAAGGTAGTGCTAATAAGCCAGCATGTTTCTTCGTGTTGAATCCTATCTTAACTTCCATAGGAAGTGTCTCCCCTGTTGCAGGATCAGGTCTATAGAATTGTAAATCGTTAATACCATACTCAGATAGTTGTTCTTTGGTTGGTTTTGTGAAACGTATTGTTTCAAAACCAGTACCTGAAACTTGAATGTAACTCTCTCCTGATACTTTTTGAGAAATCAGTTTATTGTTTATTACGTTGAGTATGATTGTTTCAATTTGACTTCTGTCGGCTATAGCATCTAAAGAATACTTAAGGTTGTTGTTCTCGTCTATCTGAAGGAACTTACGCAAATCCTGTGGAACTTCTTTGTCTTCAAACTGTTTAGCCAAGAAACGAGCTAACTGTAATTGATCTATGTTAGTAATTACTCCATTAGTTCTAGTTATACCTAACTTTCTTTCTAACTTAATCTGTTCAATAGTAACAAGGTCATCTATGTTTTTCTTGAACTGCTCGTATAGTCTACTGATTTTTTCTTTTGCACTATCGCTATACTCTTCAGATATTACACCATCTTCAAAGAAATCCCCAAAGACCAGTTTCATCATCTGAGAAGACAATGTGCTTGAAGATTTAAACTTAGGTGCTTGGTATTGCTGCTCTCTTAAGTTGGTTAAGTGTAAGGTGGTAATATTGTCTTCTCCTAGATTTTGGTTGGGTACTAAAGTAGAAGTGCCATCCTGAGCAATTTCTTCATTGTAGAAGTTTGCAGACTTACCATAGTTACTCATCTTAGAGCCAGACTTGAATGTATAGTAGTTTATCTTATTCCTATACATTATATCCAACTGTTTCTCCAACTGCTTTCCTTCTATGCTAGTAGGAATCAAAGGAACTAGTGAGAACTTGTGCAATGCAACTAACTTTGGATCCTCTACGATAGGTCCATAGTGTCCTAACTTAAGAGGAGGGAATAATCCCAAACCAACTTTTTGAATTATTTCGTTCTTCTCTTCTATAAGTTGTTCAGCATTTGCTGGGTTAGTTTTTAACTCTTGGTTAATTTGAGCAAACCTAACTTGTTTATTATATGCCTCTTCTTGAGCATCACTCCATCTATTACCGCCTAGAGACAGTAGATAGTTACGGTAGAAATCTAAAGTAATAACACCTTGTCCGTCTGCTTCTTTAGCACCGTCAGTGTATGCACTAAACTCTGACTTTTCTTCTTCACTTAATGTGTCCCAATTACCACTATCATACACTTGTTTATATATGTCATATTGGTCTGGGCTTAAGCTAAGTACATCATTGTAGATAGTAGTGCGAACTACAGGACTAAACTTATTCTCTACTCCACTATACGCTCTACTTAATGCATCTTGGTTAGTATCCGTTTCAAAAAATTCTTCTACTACACTATCCCAGAACGCTACGTTACCTGGAGAACTTGCAAAAGGCATACGTTTAAATATCTCTCTAAAGTCTCCTTTGAATTGGAAGTTTGAAATGTCTCCAATAAAAAACTTTAAAAACTCTACGTTATGTATAAACCCATTCTTAAGATAAATCTGTGCCAAATAAGGAAGATTCTCAGGAGTAATGGCTGGAATGTTCTGTCTCAATTCTGCTGGTAACAACTGACTGTTGATAATATTCAACTTGCTTAATTGTCCTGTAGTTAACTTTAACCTCTGCGCTCTGGTTAACTCAACTCCTGTTGTAATATTTACAGGTATACTAAAGATATCTATCAACTCGTCTACTAGTCTTTCTCCTTGAATAGCAAAGTAATTCTGCACAACAGTAGACATCATGCTAGCTGCTTCAGTATAAGCTGATACTAACTCTTCTTTGGTTGTAGCATTTATAAACTTACTTACTATTTCTTGTGGCAAGATATCTGAGAAGATAAACAAGTTCTTACCCATCTTACCATAGTTGTTATCTGCATTTGGATTATCAATCAACAGAGCAAGTCTGTTAACTTCTGAACCTAGATAACCTAAGAATATGTTAGTAACTTCCTTCTCTGCTTCTGTTTGTTCTACTGGATTTGTCAACTGACTTCCACTAATAGGAACATAAATCTTGTCTGCTAGTACAGGACTAGAGACAGTAGAAGCAAATGCACTAGACTTATCTCCAAAACGAATGTTTTCTACTATTGCTGCTTGGAAGAAAGAACCAAAGTCTTGGAATATTTTGTCTCCAGGATGTTGGTCAGTTGTTACTTTACCTGACTTACTTCCTAGGTTTTTAATTTCAGTTCCACCAAAGTCTAAAATATTGATTTCCATAGGATTACCTAAGGAATCATTCTTACGAGTATAAGATGATAATGGATTGGATTCAATAGCTTTTCTGTTTGCAGGTAAACCAAACATTTTGCTAAGCCAAACAGAACCTAAAATATCTGGGTTTCTTCTATAGTCAAACTTCTCAAGCCCTGGAGTATTAATCAAAGCTTCGTAGTCTGTTGCTTTGTTAATCTCATTAGTCATTTGGGTTAAGAAGAACCAAGGACCTCTTACAAACTTCTTCTTCTCTGCTGCGTTTAAGTAGGAACTAGGTCTAAACTCTGTGTCATACTGGCTAAAAAAAGTAATAAAAGGTTGTAATTCACTTTTCTTAATCCCAAGATACTCCGCAACTTTTTTCTCTTTGCCTTTGTATGTAACCTTCTTTTCTTCTACGCCTTTGTTAATGGCTGCTATAATCTCAGGTTTTAGATTCTTACCTTCTGCTAACGTACTCTGAATAGTGTCTCGGATAAAAGCCAATGGGGTACTAGTAGTAATCTTTTGTCCTTCAGGTAGGTATGAATTAATTATAGATACGTTCTTTAACTTCTCGTAGATTGTCTTTAAGTTACTTAAGTTTTCTAAGATAAAGTTTTGAGTAGCCTTTCTATTTGTTGTCTTTAAGTACTCTTGACTGGTTAAACCTAAACCAAGTGATTGCATGAAATACACAAACTCCCATGTTCTACCTGGAGTTAAAAAGTTAGCCATAGGAATTTTCATTACCATAGCAGCTCCTAGATTCCTAAACAAAGCAGCATAGTCATCTACAATAGCATCAATGTTTAGTTCGTTCCCTTCTACTCCAGTCATCTTATACTTCTGATTGTAACTGAAATACTGAGCATCGTATAGTCCTACAGCATTCTTAATAGGTTGGAATCCTTTAGTTTGTTGTGTAGTAGCAATAGCACCGTTCTGCTTTTTAGTTATGTCAAGAACTACTGAAAATACTTCTGGATTACTAAATACTCTTTTGAACTCACTAGTAATTAAAAACTGTTTTATGTTACCGACAGATCCTTGTATAGTTGGATTTGGAATCTTAGCAAGTAAAAACTTAAACTGAGGATATCTTTCTGACAACACTTGAATAGCCTTATACATATCTGTATAAGAAGTTAATCCTGATAAGTTTTGTCCAAGTAGACTCCAGTTCTTTTGGAAATCTCCTGCTTTTGGTAAACCTAGTACTGTGCCTTTGTTTTGAACAGGAGTAACCTCTTGGTATTCTTCTCCTGTCTCAAAGTCAACTTCTCCTGGTACAGCAGATCTATACTCAGGCAAAGACATAACCATACCAACTAACATCGAAGAGGCTCTTTCTTTTTGAGATTTCTCTCTGTCATTCCAACTTTCAGAGTCTCCCATTTTGGCCTCTAAATTTTCTTCTCCTACTAAACCATACTTAGAATCATACCAAGTCTTAATAGCATCGTAGTTGTTGATAATTTGAGTTAAATGTACAATCTGTAATATATCTCCTTCAAAGGATTTCTTCTGTTGTACTCTTGCAAGAACAGTATCTCTTTGGTTTACAAGTTCTGTGTATACAGCAGTCCAACTTTTTCCAATACCTAACAAATACTGTAGCGTATTATAAATCTCTTGACCTTGTTCGTCAGAGAAGTAGAACACTTTTCTTTGTCCGTCAGTCTCACCTAGTTCAAGTGTAATTGACATGTTGGTAGGCAAGTTAACAGCCGCTTTAATTTGCTCTCGCTGTTCTTGTGCTTTTCTCTGTCTCTTCTCAACATAGTCAACGACTTGTTCTAACGTGTAATCTCCTTCTTCATTTGGAGTATACTCATTAGTAAATATGGGAAGAAAACTTTGTGCAACTAACTTTAGCGCAGTCTGTCTATTCCCTTTAGTAACAGGATGTTCTAGCAATGCTTGATATAGTGGGTTGTCTATAACTTTATCCCCAACTTTCTTTTTATCTAAAGGTTGTTCGTTATTAGCATTCCACACAAACACCATCACAGGTGCAGACAAAAACTTTTTGTACTCTACTTCGTAAGAAGTTCCTTTTATACTACAAGCGTTCATTTTAGGTTAACAAGGTTTTTCATTAATAGCATCAGAAGGCATTGTACCTTCTTGGGGTAGAATAACTGCGTAGTCATCCAAATTAATACCAGACGAAGATAATACATCTGCAGTAGTTTGTGCATTTTCGGTCACAACTTCTGGTATATTCTCTGTCACTGTTTGTGCGCTAATAGGAGCTGCAGGCTTAGGAGCACTTGGCTTTGCGGTACGTGTATTAATTTGCTTAATAATCTTTGCGTCGTAACTTAATTTAATTAAATCTTTAGATGCTGCACTTTTATGTTTTGCAATTACTTCGGTTTTTCTAGTACCTAAACTTAAATCATCAATTGTAATTGCTCCATCTTCTTCTGAGTATTGAGAAGCAAATGCAAGGATACTAATTGAATCTACAGGTAAGCCAAAGTCTTCTCCTAGGATAGCATAAGTAGTTTGTTGCGTAGACCATTTGCTTACGTTAGAAGGATAACCTTGTTTAGAACTATACAGAGTAGTTACGAATCTATCTTCGTCTTTGAACTTCTTATTTTTAAAGTCAATGATGTGTACTCTACCTTCAGGATCTACAGCAAGAATATCCATAGCACCTGCCACACCTTCTAATCCTGTTTCTTGTTTTTCCTTTTCAGTAAACTCACGGTGGATAATAAGACCTTCGGTAAACAACTTCCATCCTTGACCAGTTAACTCGTCACGCACAGCTTCTAGTTCTGCTACCAAGTCGTCAAACTGTGCTTGTGTAAATAAAAGTTCATATCCTTTTCCTTTACGCAATCTCTTACCCATGCCTTGTGCTTCTTTGATGTACTCACCTAAAGTTTTTACTTTATTTCCACCTAGAATATCACGACCTAGAATGTCCAAGAAGTTACCTACTGCTGCTCCCATTTCCATGTTAACTTCAGAGTTTTCAGTCTCTACGTTATTGTCACCAAGTACACGTTTAACAAAAGCAGATTGTCTTTCATATTTCTTGCCTTTAATAATATACCCCACCTTATCAGGATCTGGTATATTTTTAGAATCAGCAATCATCTTTTCGACAGCTTTTATTGTACTTTCTTGTGTTACTCTTAATGGGTTTGCTATGGTAGTCGTTACTTGTTTAGCACTAGCAACAACTTCTTCAGAAGGCATCTCTTGCAGATTTACAACATTACCTACACTAAACTCAAAAGCATAATCACTACGAACTACACGCTCTGAGCCATCTTCGTTTTTTAAGGTAATTAGTGGCTTCACACTTTCTGATGTCTTGTCGACAGGAGCAGATAGTCTTACTCTCTTCCCTTCTACTATACCTCTCCTCAATTCATCAAAACTCTTTTCAACTTCACTAGGGTCTTCTTTTGATTTTGTAGTAGGCAAATACATCAATAGAGAATGCTCTCCGTTAGTGTCTTTGTTTCCTTCTTTAGAATACTTTTGTACCTTACCGTTAGAATCCAAGATAGTAAACGTAAGTACATTTAAGTCAGTAAACATAGTAGGACGGGCACCAAGTTGAGGATACAAAAGACCAGTTACTTTATCTTTACTTCTATTAACTTTCAACCATAAGTCAGAACCATCTGCTTTGCCTCCTTTGATTAAGTAAAGCATTGTATTGTCTTTAGCTCTCACAATTACATTCTTATGTTCTATTCCACTAGCAAGTTTTACTGTAACTGTTCTGTTCTTATTCAATTCTAAAAGTTCAGCCTCGGTAGCATTTAAGTTCGGTCCTCCTTCTGGAGTAATTTTACTTAACATTTGTTTGTCAAACATATAAGTAAGAGCCGACTGTTTTACAAATCCGCTAGGCATTAAACCCATGAACTGAGTTCTTAACTCACGAATTCTTTCTTTAGTTGTATTTGGATTCTGTACTTCATTGAAAATAGCTTCCAAGGTATTCAAAGTATCTACGCCTAATACATCTTCTATAAGAGTAAAGAAATCTACTATTGCAGTTTGAGGATTTTTCTTAGAAGATACTTCTTGATTTAAAGACTGAACAATCTTTTCTTGTATGTCAAAGAAAGGAACATTAGGAAGTTGAGCCTCACCAGTAGGCCTGAACAAAGGAGTAGTTATTAAAACTTTACTCTGCTCTACCAAATTGGCTTGTTGTTGTTCAGTGCCTTTAGTGGTAGCTTTAGTCTTACGAGTCTTTTTCTTTGTGTTCTCTTTAGTTTGCTCTACGTTGTCTACTATAGGCTCAGCAACAGGTTGCTCTAAAGCAGCTAGTTCGGCATTATACTTAGCATCATCTTTTTTAATACCTACATCCATTTTACCAAACTCAGCAGACATAATACTTACAACACTATCAAATCTTGAACTAGTAGGAGTTCTTTTTACTTTTCTTACTGTAATTTTTGCATCATCATCCAGACCTTCAAACACTTCTTGATAATCTTCATCTAAGGGAAACTCTTCTTTAAATTCTTTAACAGTCATTGTTTTCCCCCCTAGTGTTACAGTAGTGTCTCCAACTTTTGCTTCATATTCTGTTACACTTACTGTTGTTCCTTCTACATCTTGAATAGAATTAGTTTGAGTTACTGTTCTTGTTTGACCTTTTCTGTTTCCTTTTTCTACAATTTCAGAAGATATTGTTTTTGTAGTTTTTTTCTCTGTAATGGTTCTAGTATCTGTAGGTTGACTAGGCTGCCCCAAAGCAGCTAGTTCTGCTTCAAATCCCTCTTTAAATTCTTTAGCAAAATACTTACCTACAGACCAAGCTACCCCTATATTATTACCCTCTAAATCTGAAAACAATTTTCCGTTTTGTTGGATTAATCCTTTATTAGCTAATTCTGTTGCTATCCTTTCTGCTATCTTTTCTCCAATTGCATTAGATTGTCTTTTTCTATTAGGTTTACCGTTATACTTAGAAGTTAAAATATAGTCTAATGCGTTTTTTATGTCTTCTTTTTTATCTTCGATATTATCTAATTCATCTAGTTCTTTGTTTAGAAGTACATCTACTCTTTCTTTAGCATTATAGACTAGTCCTTTTAGAGCATCCAAGGCTCTAGTATCACCTGCTAATCCAGTTCTTTCAATATTTTCTTTTCTTTTCTTCTCCCATGCTTCTATTTTTTCTGAATATTCTGCATCAATTTTAGCATATTCTTCTTGCCTTCTTCTTTCTATATCAGCTTTAGCATCTTTTACTTCTTCAACAGCAACTCCAGGAAACTCTATTCCTAGTTGTACTGCGGCATTAGCTACAGCTTGTGAAGTAGGAGCAGCGAGTTGTGTCATACGAGCCAACTGATAAAGACCAAACGTATGTGTGTAGTCTGATTCTTCTACAGGTTCATTGTTGGCTACCATGTCCATTTGCTTCAATGTTTTTTGGATTTGAGCATTGTCTTTACCCAATGCTTGCATTAAAGCAGCCATTTTAGCTTTGGCAGAATTAAGGTCAGTTGTCTTAACTATATCAGCTATAGCATTATTTACATACTCTGTTCTTTCTTTAGGTATGCTAGTAATAACTTCAGACTCGCCAGTAACTTCATTAACAACAACTTCATTTTCTTCTGTAGGCAACTCTTCCAATACCTCTACGGCATCTTGGAATTCTTCTGTCATGTCTTCAGGAATAAGTTCAGGAACAACAACAGGTGTTTCTCCTACTTCTTCCAAAGAAACTTCAGCACGTTCTATTTCATCCTGCTGATCGCTTTGTTTTTCTAACTCTTCAAACTTTGCAAGTTCTTTATTTATAGCGTCTTTGTTTGTTGCTAGGTACTCAGCAAATGTCAAAGTATCTATTAACTCACCTCCAGTATTACTTGCTTTGCTGAATCCAACTTTTTTTACAGAGGCAAACTTCTTGATAATATTCTTGGCAAAATTTTCTTGTTGAGCCAAGGACATCTTACCTGTATTTACTCCTGCGATTAGAATATCTGTCAACAAGGCATCGTACTTCTTAACCTTGTTTTCCATCTCACCAATCTCTTCGTCCATCTTTTCTGCAAGACTTTGAAACAACTCTACCTGCTCATCACTTAAGTCATTGATTGTTTGGTATTTAGTTCTTTCTTTTTTCTGATCTGCAGTAGTTGGTTCTGTTTCCTTAGGATTAGTTTCGTCAGGCAATCCTTCGGTTTCTTCAAGATGATCTAAGAATACTTCAGTTAAATCTTCTCTGTCCTTCTTAAGTTTATCTAACTCGTTTTGATTCTGGCCAGTAATGTGGAAGTACAAGTCAGAACCATTATCAGGATCAATCATAGCTTGTACAACCATGTCTTCTGCATCTTGCACCTCTTTGATTCCTGAAGTATCAATAGGAGGTACCTCTCCTTCAGTAGCAATAGCACTTGCTAGTGGGTTATAAGTTCCTCTAGCAATAGCCTCTTGCTTTGCTTGTTCCCTTTGTTCTTGTACTCTAACTAATTGTGAATGGTATTCCCTTAACCCTTCAATATGTCTGCTAGGTTGTTTCTCCTTAATAGCACGTCCTAACTGAGTTTCAGCATTTACTATAGATTCTGCTAGAACTTGGCTAGTGGTAGTATACCTTGCATCTTCTACTTTAGCTCTAATGGTATTCTGAACAATCTGATTCTTTTGGTCATCAGACATATTCTCAAATACTGCTACTTGTCTTTTGTATTTATCTATACGCTGTGTAGCTTCTTCTGCTTCAGCAATCAATTCTTTTCTACGGTCTTCAGTTAAAGTAGGATCATCACTAGCAAGTTTTGTTTCTATGCCTCTAACCTTAAGTATCTGTTTAAAGTAGTCAAATTGTTTCTCCTGGTCATTAACTAGGTCAGAGGTAAATGTAGCGGCATCTGCACGATTCTTTAGATTCTGCACACCGTACTCATCTGAAACTGCTACTAGATCTTGTAGTCTAGCTAACATATTACTGGCTTGAGTTTCGTCTAACTCACCTGCTTTGAATGCGCTATTAATCTTGTTTTTGTAGTAGTCAGCATTAACCATCATATCATACATAGCAGAGTATTTTTTATTCTCTGTGTATGCTTTGATTTGTCTACCACCACCTGCGGAAGGTACAAAGAATCCTCCAGCAAACGCATTTACAATCCCTTCAAAATCTAATGACTGTGCAGGCTCTCTTCTGTAATTAGCGTAGTCTGTAAATGCATCTATACTTGCATTAGTAATTTCAGAAAAAATTTCTTCTAAACCCTCTTCAGTACCACGAGCAATATAGAATCTACCTGCAGAACTTAACTTGCCAAATACATCAGCTGAGTTTCTAGCTAAAAATCCTAAAGCATTTTCTGATAACTTTCCTCCAAGTAAACCTGAGTAAAGATTTCTATACTGATTAAAATCTCCAGTCCACTTCTTACCAAACTTACCAGCTAGGTTACTTAATCCTATGCCCTTTTCAGCAAAGTCGTCTAGGTACTTTAAGTTAGGGAATATGTTTTCTGCAACTAATTCAACTGCCGTGGACAGAGTTGCAATGTTACGTGCAATCTCTTGTGCATTTTTTACACCCTGTGCTTCTAGTCTTTCTACTGTCCTATTGTACTGTTCAGGATACATTACTGCTGTCATACCAATTGCAGAAGGCAATCGGTCAGCAAGTACATTCTTTAAAAGAAAGTTGTTACTGCCTCTAAATGTAGTACCCCAAGCAGTTGCAGTGCTTTTACTTGCTTGTAATGTCTTTGCAAAACGTGCTGCATTTACTTCTCCTAGTAGTGAAGTAGTAACACCGCTTCTAATTCCTGTCTGCAAAAAAGCACCTCCTAAAGATTGTACTGTTCTACCTGCACCAGCAAAAGCTAGTACTTGTGGGATTGTTTCTGCAGCTGTGTTTAAAGTTCCATTAAAACTAAGATTCCAACCTCTAGGATCATACCAACTACTACCTGCATCTTGCCAAAACATAGTAGTACTAGTTATAGGTTTACCTGCTAATATACTTGCACGTTCATCTATAACTGTCGGTACTTCCAAACGTTGACGCATGTAGTTATAAAAAGCATTTCTACTTCTATAATCGCTACTACGAGGAACCCCTAAGTTTTCATTAAGAACTGTTTGGTCTACAAACTTAAAACCTTCAGCTCCCATACCAATTGCTTTTTGGTAAAGTCTACTAGCAGTTTCATTTAGTTTTGCCCCAGTTTGGGTTTTTCCAAAGTTTCCTCCGTAGTAACTTACTGCCCAATCTTCATACCAAGCAGTTTGTTTAGGAGCATTTCTTAAACTATTCCACTGATTTTCTTTTTCTAAGAAAAGTCTTCGATCTTCTGCAAAGTTCTTAACTAACGGATTGTTCTTTAGTTCTTCGTAGTTATATGTTTTAGCAATTGACTTATCAAATGCATCTGAATAATCTACTGTTTGGTTTAATTCTCCTAAACGAGTTTCGTATTTCTTTTTATCTGGCTCAGTAAGTATACCTTTAGCTTGTTTCTTTTGGTAATCCAAATTAAGCTGTTCTCTTTCTCTGATAGTGTTAATACTTTTTTGGTATAACTCTTCAGATATTCTTTGAGCAAACTGAATTCCTGAAAAAAGAATATCATCTTTAGCATCAGCAAATCTATAATCTCCTGAAGCTCTGTTCCTAGTTTGATCAAATTCTGTTCCATTGAAAGCTTTTTCATAAACCTTACTTGCACTTAAAGCGTACGCATTAACATCTTTTTGATCTTTTATATTTGGATCAATGCCCTGAAAATCTACATCTTTAGTACTAATCTTATTTGAGTACTTTTCAGGGTTTGTGAATTTAATGAACTCTTGGTAGTCTCCAAAGACTCCTTCCTCTACTAATACTTGTCCTAAACCAAATGGAGATTGTTTTAAACTGTATTTTTTAGACTGCTCTTCAAAGAACTTTTCTTTAGATAAAGTAGGATTAATCTTCAGAGCATTATTGTACCTGGTATCTAGAATCTCTAAAGTCTTATTTGCAAGCATTGCTTGCGATCTGTTCTTGTATACATCTGCAAGTTCATTCAACAGCAAACTAGAGCTCTTCTTTGCGTTATCAAATTGCCTAGCTGCGTCTCCTAAGACAAATGCTTTTGATGCCATTGTTGCTCTACCTCTACTATACGCACTTTCCCACTGTCTTAAAGATGCTGTAGATGTTGTATCAATGTGCTCAAGTTCTTTCTTTAAAGATTGATATCCTTCAGTAAGAGAGTCTATATCTTTACTGCCTAAAAAGTTATTAACCAGTTTTTGATAACTACTTAACTTCTCCTTATGTTCTTCCGCAAATGTGGTTCCCATCGTAGGATAGTTCATACCAGCAGTTGCACTGTAGTCGTTATATACTTTATCTAACTTAGTTAAAAGCTCATTGTTGTAGTTTTTACCTTGGTAACTCTGCGGTACGTAGTTTAACTTAGATATATTGTTAGGCAAAGAATCAATCTTACTTTGAATCAAAGTAGATTGAAGATTTATTTGTAACTCCCCTAGTTGCTTTGGATTTAACTTAGCCAATCCTTGCTTTGTAACTTCGTCACTTACTATTGCATTTGGATCTCCTAGTTGTATAGATTTTTTTGTAGCAGGAGATTGGACATTTTGAGCAATCTTGTTAATAGCGTTTATTTCATCTGTTGTCAAGTTCTTTGGTTTCACTTGAGATGAAGTAGAAACAGCAGATGTAATATTGCCTAAGGAAAAACCTGTAACTCCACTTGCTACTTTAGTAGAACTAGGAGCATTAGGAGATGGCGCTATAGTGCTTGGTGCAGAAACGTCTGCAGTAGAAGTTCCTTGACTAACGTTAGTTGACGCACTAGCTCTAAGAAATTCTTTTCTACTAGCCGCTAATGCATCAATTCTATTAGCCTCAGCAAGTGCCGTTTGGGGGGATACTCCTTTACCAATTAAAGAAGCTGCTTTGATAGTACCTGGAGAAATCATCTGTTAGTTATTTTGGACCCTTGTTCAACATGTCTTGCATAGCTTTTATCTGCTCAGGAGTTGCACCAGCATCTGCACCCGCACCTCCACTAGATGATTTACCATATAACAGTTTTGCTAAATCTGGATTATCTTTAAACAACTGTGCTTTAGCATCTAAATCTCCTTGAGTCTTTGCTCTTTCTTCTTCTCTAATTTGGTCAGGTGTTTTGCTTTCTTTTCCGCTACCACTTGTTTTAGAACGAACTTCAATTTGAGCAATCTGTCCGCTAGACATCAAAGTTAAAGGATTAGCTTCAAGGAAGTCAGAGAGACTTGTATTGTATCCCTTACCCATACTTCTGTTAATAGAAACTATCAAGTTTCCTTTATCTTTATTTGCTTCTGCGTATTTGTAAGTATTAAGTAAAGTATTCAACTGTTCTAGATAACCATCCTTAACTGATTGTTTCAAATCAGGATTGTTTGTAATTTGAGTAATCATGTCAGAGATTGCAGCAGAACCTTTTGTAGTAGGAACTGTCTTAAGTACTTTAGTAATACCACTCAAACGATTAGCAGATGCTCCACTTTGAGTGGTGTAATCTAACTGCTGTTCAAACTCTTTGGTCTTTCTACTTTCAGCACCTTGTGCTGCAATTTGAGAAAGTTTAAACTGATTGTCAAGATTAGCCATGTAGACTTTGTTCTCTTTCAATTCTGTCTTAGTATTGTTGAAAGAAAGTTGTTTAGAAATACCGTCAACAAAACGTTTGGTAAAGAATGGAACATACTCACCCATATCAAAGTCATCTGGATTCATTTTAATATTCTCGTTTGCAGCAGTTATTACTTGCTCATTGTAAGAGATAACTTGTTGCAAAGAATTCATTTGACTTATCTGTTCAGCTGTTGGTTTCTTTACGCTAGTAAGTCTACCTAACTCCTGCATGGCTTTTTTGCGAGTCTCATCGGCTAGTAACTTTTCTTCTTTGTTACTTCCTACCCAACTCTGGTATAGAACATCACTACCTAAACGATACATGTTTGCTTGAGAGTGAATCTGCAATTGTGCTTGCTCCTCTGGAGTTAAACTAGACATAAGTCTATTGTACACATCTTCACGGGTTTTGCGTTTGTGTTCTACTTGTTGAATGTAACCAGCAGGACCTTGCTCGAATGTAGTGAAAGTTTCAGCTTCAATCTCTTTCTCTGCTGCTTTCATCTTAGCACTGATATCTACATACTGTTGGTAGCTTTTATTCTTTGCTAACTTAGTATCTAGTCCTCCACTTTCTATGTAACTATTTACATCGTACATGTACACTAAGTCATTATCACTACTTCTTTTGTCTTTAGCCATGCCATTCATCTCAGTTACTCTACGTTGATACTCTTGTCCATTCTCTAAAGCAGTTTTGATATACTGGTCATTTTCAAAAGGTTTACCTAGGTTAATAACTGCTTCTACGTTACCAATGTTTGCAAAGTCAAGACCTGCATTACCCTGAACGTTTTTAACCAACTTATTAAACTCTTGGTCAAAATAATTCTTAGCGTTTTCATTGATTATAGTACCACGCAATTTTCCGTAGTTATCGTAAACTTGTTTGATTTGTTTACGACCTTCATCATACATCTCTTGTTTCTTTAATGCAACTTTAATCAAATCCTCAGCTGGGATTGGACTTATGTAGTCATTAGTTACAAACTGTGTATGTTGTGCTGCAATTGCCATATTTGTTTATTTAGTAGTAGTTGTAGTTTGTGAATTGTTTTGAGCATATGCTAACTCTGCCAACGATGCAATATTCAAAGGATCGTACCCCATGGAATTAGCAACTGTAATAGCTCCTGTCTTCCCATCTACTTTATAATTCCTTACAAAGTTTTCAATGTACAATTTCTTTTTGCTTTCTTCCATATTGTACACTGCACGTTTCTTACTTGCAGAAGCAATCAATGCTTGACGTTGTGCAGTAACTGCATCATCCGCACCTGCAATCAAAGTATTGTATACTCTATCCAAAGATTGCATATCGTAAACATCTTCTTGCCAACGAGCATGTGCATTGGCTTGGTCTGTTGCTGCTCTTTGTTGACCGTCAAAGTTTTGTTTCTCCGAATACAACTTTTGTTTTGCACCTAAAGTAGCAATCAAAGCTGCATTGGGATCTGCTCCTGCATTCATTGCTGCCATGTATGAATTGTCAACATCTTGGAGTTGAGGTTGAATATTCAAAGTCTGAGGCATCAAGTAGGGAGCATTGTAATCCATTGGAGCATATGGGAACATTTGACTATTAGCCATTCCATAAATATCAGGAGCTAATTGAGGATAGTCAAAAGGTGCCTTTGTGTATTGTCCTGTAGGTGCAGCTGTAACTTTCTTATCGTAGTCGTTACCTTTGTCTGTAGTTTTTCCTGGTGTTACTGGAGGTTTATTTGGCTTTATGGGTTCTTCATCCTCAAATGCACTTAACTGTCCAATTGTAGTATTTCCTCCCCAAGCATCTACAGGAGATATAGGAAGATTCATCCACATATGGTCAGCAAGTCCTTCGGGTGCAATTCTAAATCCACGAAGCATATCTACAGACTTTCCTTTTTGTACTTTCTTAACTGCACCAAATGCTTTGTAAGCAGCTTGGTACTGTTTAGTGTAGTCTAGATTCATCTCATCAGAATCTAAAGTGTATCCTGTAATTTCGCCTTTAGCATTTTTAACAGGTTTAGGTTGACTCTTTAACCAAGGAATACTAGTAGAAGCTTTCCCATCAGCTACATCTTTAAGATACTGAGCAGACTCAACATAGTCTTTAAACAACTTAACAGTTTTTTTCTGCTTCTCGTTATCGTCCATAGATCTATCTAACTCAGGGTTAAATAGAGCGTCTTCCATGTTGATGCCTTTATAGAAATTTCTCATTGCAACCAATGAGTTATTTCCACCTTCCATAATGTCAACCAACTGGTTAGCATCACTAACCATTAGTTTATTATCTCCAATTTGAAGTTTGTAGGCTGACAATAATGTAGGATTCAATTCATTTCCATACTCATTTAATCTGTTTCTAACTAACTTAAAAACATTTCCTCCGTATTGGTCTCTTAAGAGTTTTCCTTTATTGTCTCCTTGTCCTTCTACAAATATTTTTCGCCCATCAGGCAATGTTTTGTAACTTAATGAATTCTCATCTAAAGCGTTAGTGTTTCCTACAGTTCCTGCTGAACTAGCATCTGCTTCAGTGACACCTGCTATTTCTGAAGCGGTATTTGGAGTAGAAGCATTGTTTCCAGATAACAGACTTCCTGGATTAGGATTTGCTTGTGCTGCTGCTTTATTACTTTCTGCAGCTTTGACTCTTTCCTGTATCTGTTTAGTTAATTCGTCACCTGCGTCTGCCTGTGCACTTATATCCATAGCACCCTGCATGTACTCAGGTGCAGTATTTAAAGCAGCACTTTCATTAGAGTATCCAGGGTTATTAAACATACCTTGGTTTAGGTAGTATTGTTTTTGTTGTTCAGGAGTCAAAACCATAGAAGCATTAGGTCCAAAGGTTTGAGGTTGATTTACATTAAACAACCCTTTTTGTCCTTTCCTAATACTTTCAGGTTCCATCTCTCCATTAGAGTTACCATTGAGTACTTGTTGAATCTGAAACAACTCTTGGAGTTTTTTCATATTCCTATCCATCATAACTTCCGCAGTAGTTCTATCTACAGACTTACTATGAGGATTCTCAAGAATATCCTTGTATTTAGTTATGTTAAACTTTTTTGCTTCTTGTGCAAAAGTGTTTTTTAATCCTGGAACTTTCAAGTGGTCAGAGAATACAATAGTACCTTCAGGCAAAACAAAGTCTTCTCCACCTTGTGAGTGCTTCTTTCCTCCTACTACATAACTATCCATGTTTGGCAACATGAACATCTCACCTCTTTCTAACTCAGCTTCTTCAGCACCAGACGACGTTCCCGTGCGAATCTGTGCACCTTGTTTAGCATAAATTACACTTTGACTTCCTGGTCTTCCCATATACTCATATTCATTAGGCATGTACCTTGGTTTGTCATTAAGGTCTTGGATACGTTTATTAACATCCTGTCTACCTTGTACATCATCGTAAATTCCTTTTACTGCAGAAGTAAGACCTACACCTGTACGTACATAGTTTCTCCAATCTACATCTTCATTAGTTTTTTTAGATTCTGTAGTAGACTTTAATTTTTCTACAGTTTCAGGATTCTGGAATGGTTGTATTACTTTAGGAGTAGATGTAAGAACTTCTGTTTCTTGAAGAATTTGATCTTGATTACGAATATCATTAACATCTTGTCCTGCTGTTAAATCAGGAATTCCTGTAATTCCGTAACTATTAGCTATTTGAAAATCTTCTGAAGACATTGGAAATGCTTCACGCATTGCCTTAATTTCTTCTGGAGTATATTTCTTTTGAGGAGTTACCTTTAAAGGATACTTACTAAAGTATGCTTGTTGACTTGCTAACTTTTCCTCAAACTCTTTAGTTCTGTCAGTAACCATATCTGACAAAGTCCTGCCCTCTAGTTGGTCTGTTGGATTAGTTACTACAGGTTGAGTCTGGTACTTCTTCTTAAAAAGTTCCGTCTTTAGACCCTTAACTCTATTTTTTCCAGTATTCATTAACTTAAAATATTAATTAACTTTAGAAGTTAAGTATACTTGCACTTAAAAAGTTTAAATACAAATATACTCTATTGTCAAGAAAAATCAAGCCTTACTTAGCC